CCCCGTGTCTGGTTCCGCCCTCGTCGCAGAGTATTTCGTCTCAGGGTGTCGATGCCACGCTCGGGAGCTACCCCACCGGTATATCCGGGTTCACCCGGACTGGGTCTGGGGGGCGGAGGATAAGGAAGCTGGTTCGGAGCCCTGGGATCACTCTGGGGCCGGGGACTGTCACCATATTGTTCTCGGATTCCTTGCTCTCTTTCCCACTCATCCCGATAGTCCACATAGTCACCCGCCTGGGCCATCGGGTCATACGCTCTTCCCGCAGCCTGGGCCTTCAGCGCCATGGCGAGGTCATCTGCCCCCACTGCATTATCGAAGTTCAGATCGTATTGGTTTGCCATGGCGGGGCTAGTAAAGGTGCGCCAATTTGTAAGATCAGGGTTTGAAGGAGCGAACCCGCCGACCTGCTGACCCAATCCCGCGAGCTGCGATATGGGACCGGGGAAGTCAGCGTAGTCTTGATCGATCTGGGCTGGAAAAGCCCTATACTCAGAAGCCTCTTGCGCATTACCCTGACCCAACGCTTGCTGAACCATGTAGGGATCCACTACGCCCGGATCTATGCCCCTCATGCCGCCGCCCAAACCACCACTGTAAAGATAGGGGTTGCCGCTTTGCTGCGCCGCATTTTGGATGGCACCTTGGTTCAGCCTGTTCTGTAGGACTTCTTGCCGAGTCGGGATATTGTAACCCCTGCCCCCCCCGAGACGTTCGACCTGCATTGTATCGCCGCCGGGACCAAAGGGGGAGTTACCAAAATTTTCGCCTAGCTCTCGTATGAAATCGGGGGTCTGTATTCTTGTCATACCGGGGTTTGTTTGGTGTCGCCAGTTCCGAGATCCGCCGCCACCCAGCCAGCTCTGCTGCTGGTCGCCTGTACCCCCGCGAAGATGGCCTCTCCCGACACCTCCCTTGCGACCACGGGGCATCGCGGAACCCTGATTATATCGTCCGGTGTTCCGGTTGTACCCACCGCTGTTCTGTCTGTTCTGCTGCGATGCAATCTGCCTGTGGCTGTCAAAGGGAGCGTTCTGTCCTTGACCCATTTTAGTACTCCTCTATTTCCAAGACTTGTATCCTTCGGGATCAAGGTCTTTAGGTTTCGCCACGAAGTCGGGCGTGTCGTTGTAATCCATTGTCAACTCTGAACCCGGCTCAATGTCGGAGAGAGACTTCAAGTAATACTGATCAACCGTGCCGGGCACGATCTCCATTCTTCCGTTGGGTCTCGATTGGTGGTTGAGATACTTCCCTAGCTCGGTTTGTTCGCCACCCAAAAGGCCCCCTGCGTTCAGCCCTGTGATCAGATGACCCACTGGCTCATCAGAGGGAATAACCTCTGAAGCGAAAGCCCCTGTGCCGTGAATCTTTGATGGAGCTGCGTGCCACTTCATTTAATAGTATTCAACCTTCTTGGAGCGGAACTTCTCCTCTTCCTCGTCTGAACCGAGGGAGACAAAGCCGCCCTGCCTAAATCGTAGTAGTGCTTGGGTGGATGAGTCTACAAGGTCATCATGCTCACCTACAGGGAACGCGGCGAACTCTTCCACCACTTCCTCTGCGAATCTTCTTGTCGGTCGCCACACAGTCCCGGATGCAAAGAGATCAGCCACAGCGTTCACGCGGGCGATCTTGTCGTTGCCTCTCGACGGGGTGTATTCTTGGACCGGGATCCCCATGGCTCTGAGTTCAAAGATCAGAGGCATCCCTGCCGCCTTGGCTTCCACGATGAAGGCGTCGGGCTTCCACCGCTTCCATTTCTTCATGGCCCTGGATTTGAGTTCGGGAAACTCAAGTCGTTCCTTGAGAGCATCCAACAAAATAATATTGGCTTGCTTCCGGCCCCTCTCGTCGTCTTGGTAGAAGACACCCCACGTTGTACAGGCCGAGAAGTCTGCGCGTTCGGATTTCAGGAAAGCCGTATCCCATGATTGAATGATGAACTCGCACTTGGGCGGGTCCTGCGGTTCCCACTCCTTCCACCATTCACGCTTGACAATCGCCCCCTCTTCCGAGGTGGGGTCCTGCTGATACTGCGCTTCCCATTTTGAAACCGGGAGTTCCGCTTTAAGTTTCTCTAATTCCTCAAGGGCCCAGAAACCGGGCCAAAGCGATTTTCCCGAGGGAAGTATTGCAGGGAGTTCGATAACCTCCCATCCATCCATCCCCGACCTCTCAACCGAGGACTTCAATATTTGCCCCGTCAGATCTCGCTTATGCCAACGTGTCATCACGATGACAATTGCCCCCCCAGGCTGCAATCTCTGACGAGGACCGGAGGTGTACCACTCGTAGACCCGATCAAACACTCCAGGGTCTACACTCTGGCCCTCCTGTTCGGAGTGGGGATCATCAATGATCAAGAGGTCTGCCCCCTTCCCAGTGACAGCACCACCCACCCCAATCGCGAAGTATTCTCCTCCCCCGTTCGTATTCCAACGGCCTGCTGCCTTGGAATCTGCTTGGAGTCCTACTCCGGGAAACACTTCTTGGTACTCGTTGCTCCCCACAAGGTTACGAACCTTACGCCCGAAACCGACGGCCAGCTCTGCCGTATGGGAAGTCTGGATAACCTTCCCTTCGGGTTTCAATCCAAGAAACCACGATGGGAGTAAGTAACTGGCAAACTCACTCTTCGTATGGCGAGGAGGCATGTTGATAATGAGCCTCTTCAACTCACCCCTTGCCACTTTCTCAAAAGCCTCCGCCATCAGCTTGTGATGATTGCCCTCAATGAAGGCGGGCCACATGGCATGGGTGAATGAGAGGAAGCTGGACTGGTTCGCCGAGCGAACACGGGTTTCCTTGAGGTGTTTCAGCAAGGAGTGGACCCGTTTAATGGAGTCGGGGTCCAACTTGTCCAAATTATCTAGGTATTTGTCTATATCCTTGGACCCAGTGATCATTCAACCGGCCTGAGGTTGGAAACTCCCTTGCCGTCCTTGAGATCCATGTAGAACACCACCCGATCCTTGTCTGTTCTGTTCCAAGCTCGGTGGTTTTCGTTGTCATCGAAGACAACCCAGTCACCCCGGGCCTCCCAGGTGTGTTCGCCAGAAGAATGGGACAGTCCTACGTCTCCTTCGGGTATATCTATGCCCATATGGAAGACCTTATGCCCCGGATTGTTATGACTATGCTCTTCCAGCTCCTGATTCCCCCTCAACCTTGAGAAAGCAACCAATTCCACCTCAGATGGGTTGAAATTGTCGAATACCAGGGCCCAAGTGGAGGGCCAGATCATAGCCAGGGGAGCAACCATCGCTTCCCACGCATATTCACTCCCTAAGCGCTTGTTCGCCAGCTCTCTGGAGGCATATACGGGGATCACTTGCCAATTAGCTCCATGTTCCCAGTCAGAATCCCAATCAGACCATAAAGCATCCGCAGCACCACAGGAAACTAGCTTGTCGTACTCCTCAGCCACGATATCTACGCCCGAAACGATGGATCTTACCCCAGGCACATCCCCCCCCATACTAGTTAGCTACCTAATTAACGGGTTGATCCAATGGAGTTAGCCATATCTGGCTAACTATCCATTTTTCTAAAAGAAAAATCTAGTTAGACCATTCACAGGAAGCTCCTTTGGATCATTCAGGGTCAGCTTCCTGATCATAAACGGGATATTTTTAGCTATCCCTGTGGTTACCCTGTAACTACCCTGTAAATATGGCTTGAGTATAACAAAATGGGGTACTTGACAGATTAGGTCAACCCTTGAGGGAAACGATTTTGATTATTCGGTGTAAAAATCGTTACTCAATGCACCATCTTCGTCCAATTCTGGTGACACCTTTACCTTCTTACCCCTTGGATTACCCGAAAGGCTTGTGTTGGGAGGTGAATATGCCCTGTCCTCCCTCCATTTCTCTATCTCCCCGAACGCTTCAGCAATATCACGGCGAAATTGTTCCCTGGGAACACATATATCCACTACAGCAGTGAGGGTTCTACACTTTTTATAGCGAATCATACACTGTACTCACTTGTAATAGTTCCATGTTTGAATTTATATATAATTTTGTGATGAATTGCAATGTTTGTCTGTGGATTTTTTGGGGATCGGATGAGCAAACTAATGTGTACTTGAAATGAAGCGCGCGTGTTTGGATTTGGGGGGTCGGGGTTCAGGTCTCACCCGGATCTTCAGCCTTACCTCCGCCCCCGAGTTCATCCTGGAAAAGGTTTTCTATCTCAGCCAGGATGTCAGACTCAGATTCAGGCATAGGCTCAGCCACCTCGATCCGCTGACGCTCAGTGAACAGGCCTGACTCCAGACCGATCAGCCTATACGCCTGGATCCTGCTGGCACTCGTGGCATCCTGCGCAGTGGTCTCAGCCCACAGGCCGTCCATGACCGCCCGGGCCTGATTCAATCTGTTTCTCGCCCTATGCCTCTCCAGAGCCCGCTGTCCCCGCTCCACTGCCATGGTGATACCAGGGTGAGCCCTGAGGGTGGAGGCTTCATTCCGTATCACCTTGGCCCCCATGCCGCTCGTCTCATAGGCCCTCTTGTATGCCTCCGTCAGGCTCTGACATTCTGGATCCAGAACCGCCTCCACGAAGGCCTTCTGTTTCTTGGTCAATTCCACGGCCATGATGGCCCTCCTATCCGGGTCTCAATATGGGTGCGCCAGGGGCCACGGTCAAGGGTCAACCTAACGCCGTTACACTACCCACGGGGTGCTCACCAGACTCTCTGTATTGCCTTGTGTTGCACGTTCTTACACCCCCTCACTGGGCTCCGGGTAGTGAGATCGTGTAATACAGCGCAATACAGGCCCTCTCAGAGCAACCCTTGGGGGATAAAACACTGTTGTAGTGGCCTTGTGCTGGCCCTCAGTGGTCTGCCCTGGGGGATATCAGAGGCGAAAGTAAGGCGAACATTTGTCTCTATTGAGACTTATGGCCATGCCCCTAGCCTGACAGCGCCTACCCAGGCAGTGCAATACAGGGCATCACAGGGCGTCTCAGTGCCTACCCCGCAGGGGGTACACCTTCCTTCTATAGGCTGAGAGTGCCCTCACATCGAGGAGAGGTCTGAAAAAATCTTTCCTCACACACCCCAGCTCCAGCCCTTCGGGGAAACTCCCCGCAGGCAGTGCCCTCTGTATACCCTTGTGATGCCCTGAAATACCCTGAATTGACATGCATTACCAAGGTGTGCTATTGGTACTTCGTTCCATTTCACCCACAAAAGGTTTTTTCACGAGGAGTTCAGAGACGCGCAGAGTTCTACGAGGACATACGCCGCCGCACCCCCAGCGCATTCGCGAGGGCAAGGCATCTCCGACCGGGCTTGTAATCCGGTAGGGGCCCAGACGCGGCCAGCGTCCAGAGTCCGGGGGTACCCTCCCCCACACTTCAAGAGACTCCGCTGGTGCAGTGGAGGGAGTGTGAGAAGACGGTCATCGACCCCTCTCGCTGGGCGTTGCGCCCCCAGTGAGTGGCACCTGTAGCGGGGTGTACGGATAGACCATCTCGGCAACTGCGTTGTGGTTGCCTCATCCTGTGTCAGGCATGGGATGAGGTAACCGCAACACAAACAAGGAGAGCCAAAGATGATACGCACATCCACCGCGATCAAGCAGATAGAGAAGCTGGGCTTCACGCCCTTCCACCACGAGGGCGAGCT